GCCCTTCACCTCGCACCGCACCGCCATTAGCTTGTAGGTGTCGAGGCGGTCTTCGTCGGTGATCGTCTCGATGTAGCGCGCCCACAACACGCCGGCAGGGCGATCGGCCAGCGCGTTCAGGATGAGTGCTTCCATGTCGAACAGCGCGGCATAGACCTTTTCCAGCCGGGTGCGCCCGCCGTCGTCTGGCGCCTCGTCAAACTGCTGCACGGGTGCGCCGAAGTAAATCAGCAGTTCCGTGTTGCGCGTGAGCATCTCGCCCGACACCGTGGTGTCGCCGGGCAGCATGCGCGAGGGCACCACGCGGATGATCGGGTAGTCGGCGGGCGTGATGTTCGGCTCAAGGCCGATCTTGCACGTCTGCACGCCTGGCAGCGCGGCGAGCGCGGCGCGGATCGATTCCAGCAGGGTGATCGGGGGCGTCATGCTCAACCTCGCTCGAGCGGGACGGAGAACACCGACAGCGGCTGCCCGCTGGCGTCTTGCGTGTCGGACTTGGCGAGCACGAGAACGCGGTCGAACTCGCGCTGATAGTGCTTGAGCTTCTGCGCGAACAGGTCATCCGCATCGCCCTGGCATTCCAGGCAGGCAATGATGTAGGTGCGCAGCACCACGAGCTTGTCGCGCCATTTGGCGGCGAAGGCCGCGATGTCATCCACATCGACGCCTGCGCGATACTCGCGGTCATCGGTGCATTGGGCCGCCAGATAGGCGTCGGTGTAGGTCAGCAGTGGCATGGTTCAGTCCCTCAGCGCGCGTTCGACGATTTCAGGCATGCGGCGGATGGCCTCGCGCGCGGCCTCCACCAGGTAGGGGTCGCCCTTGTAGCCGGGGTGACTCACCGCCTTGGCAAACATGAAGCGCCCGTTCGCTCCCGCCCAGCGCAGCGCCTTCTTGTTCTTTGGCTTGATGACGTGCGGGCGCGTGCCCCAATGCACGAACAGCGCGTGCGGCGCGCGCTGTGGGTCGTGGCCAATCTCGCGCCCATCAGGGATGGCGCGGTTGTAGAGCGACTGCCGCAGCGCACCGGTCTTGGTGTGCCGGTCGGCGGCGCGCTCGGCCGCGTCATAGACGATCTGCGCCATCTCCATCAGCACGGCGCGCTCCACGCGCTTGGGCACCTCCATCAGGTTGCGCTCGGCCGCGTCCAGGCCGGCGACCTCTATGCGGATCATGGCAGCAGCACTCCGTCTTCAACGTCGGCTGATGGCGCCCCGCGCTCTTGCGTGCGCTCGTCGATGGCATCAAGAAGGTCGGCCAGCGCATCCTGTTCCATGCCGCCGAACTGGATGCCGACGATGCGCCTCATCTGTTCGGCCACCGCGGCACCGGGCAGGCCCGCCATCTGCATCTGTTGCAGCGTCGCCATCTCGGTGGCCACGTCGGCCAGGGTGAAGTCTCGGCGCCATTGAACGTCGGGCGCCACGCTCAGGCCCAGCCAGCGGCGGGACAGCTCCCACGCGCGCCGCTCCAGGTCCTCGATGCGCCCGGCAAACTTCGAGAGCGCGGCATTCAGTGCCTGGAAGCGCATCTGTAGCGCAATCCCGGATTCCTGCTGGTCGGGCGCCTCCACCGCAAGCGCAACATCGTTGATGCGCCGCTCGATTGCGGCGATCTTCTCCAGGTAGATGCGCGCCGGCCCATCGGGCGGGGCGATGAACGCGGGTGCGGCGCCGTTGTGCACTAGCATGTTGTGCGTGCCGATGGCCTCGGCCACCTGGCCGGCATTGAACTGGTGCGCCTGCTCGGGCGGCACGTGGTACGTGAGCAGGCTGAAGGTCTGCGCCCGCAGAATCTCGTCAAGCTCGCTTGTGCGGTTGAAGTGCGCGCGCGACAGATCCGCGATCTGCGAGAACGCGCCGTAGCAGGGGAAGCCGCCCGACTCGGTGAAGATCAGCACCGGGCATTCGCCCAAGGGGTGCATGTCGGCATCGATGACCTGATCACCTTTGCGCGCCTCCCAGCCGACGCGGTCGAAATACCACGTGACCTCGATGCGATCGCCCTCTTCGGTGCTGTATTCGCCCGGAAAGCTCACGTGATCGAGCTTGCCGTCGTCGCCGAGCTGGTAGTCGATCAGGTCTTCCGGGGCGATCGGCAGCCAGTTTGGGACGAAGCGAAACTGGCGCTGATCTTCCAGGGTCGTCGCGAGGCCGGCCGGCGTGTCGATCAAGAGCAGCATCGTGCCGCGCGCCTTGGCTTGCATGATGAAGTCCTGCCAGAAGACGTCGACCGAGTCGCCTTTGCCGTTGATGTCGTCCGCCATGGTTGCGTAGAGCTCATTGGGCAGATCGCGACTCGGCGGGCGTTGCGCCAGGTAGCCCGCAAAGCGCTCGCAGGCGGGTCCAAGAAAGTTTTCGTAGGTTGCCACCTCGTTACGGCGCGCGAACTTGAGGTCGGACTCGCGCGGGTAGCGCACCAGGTATGTTGAGCGCGGCGGCGACGGCTCGCCGGCTGCGTCGTAGGAGATTGCCGGGCGAAAACCGCCCGAGCCCTCCAGTGCGTGGCGAATGAAGCGGAATCGAGTGGAGTCGAAGCGGGCCATCGGGCGTGGCGCCTGCGTGGGGATAACAAAGTCAGCATCTCGCACCGAACTGACACGAACCGCGTTTCGTGTCAGTGCTGCCGCGTAAGGTCGGCGCGTCATTCACCTATCAGGCGCGACGCCTGCCTATCCATGGACATCGAACAACTGAAAGGCACGCTGGGCGACGAGACGTTTGCCCAGCTCAAGACCTACGTCGAAGACCTGAACGGCAAGCTGCGCACGGTGCGCAGCAAGGCCGATGCGGAAACCGCCAAGGCGCGCGAGCTCGCCGCGGCACAGACCAAGCTGATGGAAAAGCTGGGCGTCGAGTCGCTGGACGACCTCGATGCGCTGCCCGACGCCAAGGGCCAGGCCGAAGCCGCGAAGCAGTTCGAAGCCAAGATGAAGAAGCTCGAGCGCGAGCTTTCCGACGCGGCCAAGGCGCGCGACGAGATTGCCAACAAGTACCGCGGCGCGCAGCAAAAGGCCGCGCTGGCCGAGGCGCTCGCTGGACATGAATTTGTCGACCGCGAAGTGGTCGAGGCGTACATCAACCAGCGCGTCACCTGGGAAGGTGACGAGCTGGTGTTCAAGTCCGATGCGGGCGATCTGATCGGCCTGAAGGACGGCGTGTCCGGATTGGTGAAGACCAAGCCCACGCTGCTGAAATCCACCGGCGCGCGAGGCGCTGGCGTCAAGACCGGCGCGGGAAGCGGCGGCATCAAGAACCCGTGGGCGAAGGACAGCTTCAACCTGACTGAGCAGGTCCGCATCGCCAACGAAAACCCGTCTCTCGCGGCGCAGCTCAAGGGCGCCGTCACCGCATAAGGAAACTGAACCATGACCGTAAAGATCGCGGACATTCTCACGCCGGACGTTTGGAACAGCTACGGCGACAACCGCACCAAGGAGCTCTCTGCTCTGTGGCAGGCCGGCATCGTGGCCAATGTGCCGGGCATTCAGGTGCCTAACGGCGGCTCCGTCATCGACATGCCGCACTTCAACGACCTGACCGGCGACGCAGAGAACCTGTCGGACAGCGCCAGCCTGACACCGGGCAAGATCACCACCGGCCAGCAAAAAGCAGTCGTCATCGGCCGCGGCCGCGCCTGGGGCGTCAATGACCTGGCGGGCGTGTTTGCCGGCGCAGATCCTGCAGCCGCCATCATGGACCGCATCGCCGCCTACTGGGCACGCCAGATGCAGGCCGAGCTGATCAGCACCCTGACGGGCGTGTTTGGCGCCGCCTCGATGTCGGGCCTAGTGGCTGACGTTTCGGCCGGCGTCTCTGAGGATCTGCGTACCTTCAACGCCAATACCTTCATTGACGCCACCCAAAAACTGGGTGATGCCAAGTCGGCCGTTACCGCGATCGTGATGCACAGCGCCACCGAGACGTACCTCGCGAAGAAGAACCTGATCGTCTATGAGCGTCCGTCCGAAGGCAGTGACCGCGTGCCGTTCTATATGGGCAAGCGCGTAATCGTCGATGACGGCCTGCCAGTGGCGACGGACACTTACACCAGCTACATCTTCGGGCCGGGCGTGGTGGGATTCTCCGAGCGCCCGGTTGGCGCTGAAAACCTGGAAGTCGATCGCGACATCCTGGCTGGCGAAGACGTGATGGCCATGCGCCGTCGCTTCATCCTGCACCCGGTGGGCACCAAGTGGATTGGCTCTGCCGCGGGCGCATTCCCGACCCGTACCGAGCTGGCTACGGGCACCAACTGGGAGCGCGTGTTTGATGTGAAGTCGATCCCGATGATCGCCTTCAAGCACAAGAACGCCTGATCGCCATGGGCCTGTTCGCATTCAACCGCATGCGACGCCAGCAGGAAGAGGCCGGCAACAAAAAGCCGGCCACG